CCCTGTCCGTTCCATGGGCAGAACCAGATGCAGTTCTGGCACATATCGGGTTCCGACCATGCGAGTTCTTCGTAGACCTCGTCGATTTTTCTCATTTGTATTTGCGCCTCAAGTAGTCCATGCGCAGCGGCATAAGGTCATAGTCTCCTTTCCTCACATCGTTTAGCACGACGATACCGTTCCACTCGTTGCTCTGCACATCGTCAGGACGATATGACTCATGCTCTAGGTAGAAACGTCCTGCAACGAGTCCGTGCTTAACGTGGTCGGGATACTGTTTGCTCGCGTACAAGAAGCCCTGCTGATGGCCCTGTACGAACGAGGAACCGATGGCGTTGAGGCGATTAACAATCGTGCCGCCGATAGGCTTGCCGCTAAACGGATTCGGAAAGTAATGGCAGTACTTAATACCGTCGAGTTCCACGATCTTTAGGAATCGATGCCGCTCCCAATCAAGCGTCTGGCAGTTCTGCGAACCGATAATCCCCTTGAACTTCGGGTCGTTGTTGGCGACACGGTTGGCGCGATTCTCATGGTTGCCTTCGAGAAATACTTTCTTTGGATGCCATGACTTGCTGCGGGTTTTCTTAAAGTACGAATCAAGAATCTTGAACGCCGCATTACCGGCTGCGATATCTTCTTCGTATCGCCTACCCTCGACCTCAATGCTGCCTTTCTCGGCGTGGCTGTTTAGGCTCGGCAAGTCCCACCAGTCTCCGAGGCAGATCACGACATCGGGCTTGTATTCTAGGATGGCCTCGCCAGCCCAATGGATATGCTCTGTGCGCGACTCGGGCTTAACTTGCGCGTCAGGGATGATGAGATGACGTTTCATTCGTTTGAGAACGTAACCATCGCCTGTTGGAGCAGATGCCCTAGACGATCCACAAGTTGCTCGTCACGGCTCAAGTCATCGTGACCGGCGATGTCGAGCATTGCGTGGATCAGTTCGTGCGTAAATACTTGCTGACGATTACTCCCACGAAGGCTAGCGCGTATCTCGATTCTGTAATGCTCTGGAAGCCAAATGCCGACGCAGTCCTTTCCGTGCTTCCATTTCTGACTCGGTACTGATCGCACTTCGATCGTATGCCCTGCGAGTTGGAACGACTTTGGAATGCCATCGGATCGCATTTTTGCACCTATAGGAGAGCGACTTCGGCTTGACGACGACGAACGAGTCCCGGCAATACGCGACCGCCGCCGCGAGTCCATCGCATGAGTTGTTCCTTTGCCCCTTCCCAATCTTGCTCGTTAATCTTTCGACGCAGCGTACTCGACTGCAATCTACCGACTCCAAGGTTATAGGCAAAGTCAACGATGGCGTTAAGTGCGCGAGGACGTAAGATAAGAGCAGGGCAGTTACGCAAAACCCCCGGCAAGAAGTCGCGTTGTATCTGACCAAGCAAGATTCGTTCGGCTTCTTCTTTAGTAATCAAGGGGTCAGTTAATGTAACTACACGCCCGTCAAGGTAGCGCGTGCTGCCATAGCCGATAGTCGGCACTCCGGCAGGACAGATGTAGGGCTTTGATCGGAATCCCTCGAACTCTTTACAGAGCGCGATGGCGATAGAGAGGTCGGTCATAACCCGCGCTTGGCAAGCGTCCTATCGAGAATCCAGTAGTTCACCACGCCAGAGAGCAGGGCCATGTCATCTACGCCCCAGACCATCGGCAGGATTTGAACTAGGGTCATGCCAGATTGCGCATAACTGACGATCACCGCCGTCTTGACTGCGCCATAGAGAGCGAGAATGTAATAGGTCATTACAGGGCGCACCGAGGCGGAGAGCGAGGCAACCCAACCTCCTGCGGCTTTAACCATCTCTGTCTGCTGATCGATAGCCGCTTTGAACGACTCGACCACGCCGGTATCGATAGCCGCCTCTCGAGCCGCACCGATCTCGGCTAACTTTTGTGCGCCGCGCTGCTCCTCAAGTTTGCACTGGCGGTCAAACATAGACAGTTCGTGCTGCCGCTCGTTCTTTCGGTCATAGGCTTTAAGAAACTCGGGAACGAGACGAAACACGCCACCAAGGACGCTACCCACTACACCGCCGCCGAGCATCTCGATCATGACTTGTCCTTTAACTTATCGCGTACGTTAAGGAAATGAACAATAATCGCGCCTATACCGGCCATGATAGCGATCACGCTACCAACAAGGCTTACAACCTCATTAGCCTGTGAAACCCAACTCGTTCCTGCTGCCGCGACCGATACTCCTGCCGCAACGTCAGCGGCTCTTTGTGGTGTACTCATACTCATCTCCAAGTTAAAAATTATGGCGGTGGGCCACTTCCTTCACGTTCTAGGGTGACATCGACATCAGCGGTAGCCGTTAGAGCGGGTGACGAACTATCAGTTACCGTGCATCGATAAAGTGCCGAAACGAATTCCCATTCTGGGATGCCGTTTTTCGAGAAGTTAGTGGTCGCTGCCGAGGCGTTGCTTAACGTCAGGGTATCGCCGGAAACTTTTGCCCATGAGTAGGTATAGGGAGCCACTCCGCCGGTAGGTGTTACCGTGGTGTTGTCCGAGGTGATGTTTGCGTTCGTAGAGAGTTCATACAACGTACTCGGTGATGCCGAGGCAGACATTCCGGTACGGGTGAGCGATACGGTAACGGTAGCGGTAGCGGTTGCCGCGACGTTATCTGTCACTGTGCAAGTAAACAAAGCCTCATAGGTAGTGCCAGAGGCGAGCGTGGTTCCGGTGAACGAGGTCGTTGCCGCCGATGCACTATTGGCAGAGATTAAAGCCGAGCCACTGGTTCTCACCCATGAATAGGTATACGGAGTCGTACCGCCGGTAGCCGTGACCGTAGTATTGGCACTCGTAATGCTTGCGCCGGAGTCGGTTTTCGAGAGCGATGACGGATCGCTACTGGCTGCAAGTGTGGTGGAAATTGAAGCCGCCCCTGCCGCCACACCGTTGCCGATTGGGAATTCGTCAGAGGCTACGCCGTCTTTCGATCGAACGACAACCCAATAGTATCGAGTAGTCGTGTCGGTTTTTGGAATAAAGACGGAGGTGGTATTGCCCGTCCAGATTTTCGATGCGCTGCTGAATGGCGTGATCGAGGTATGTTCCCAGATTTCATACACGGCACCGACAGGGAATACAGACGGCGCGACCCAACTCAATGTAAAGCCAGAGGTGAGGTTTTTGGCGGTAAGGTTAGAAGCCGATAGCGGCTTGTAATCGCTAGGCGTTGGGTCGGTTACGCTCGTCGGGGTTTCATAGTCGCCCGTTGCAGGGTCAGTCCAATTCCCAGAGGCTTCTTCGCGCAGAATCAAATCAACTGCACCTGATGGGTCAAACTTCCATCCTTCGCATCGAACCGTCTTATTTGTCCATCCGATTTCCGAGAACGTCACCGTGCCAGTTTCAAATGGTCGAATCTTGTAGGCTGAAAGACCGCACCTGACGTTTGCAACCTGACCGTTTCTGCTACGCCGAGAAATTAGGATCGCATGACGTTGCGCTTCGTATTCGTTAGTGCAAGCAAAGAAGTCAGTCTCAAACCATATCTGCTCGCCATCCTCGGTGATATAGGTATTGTTTATCACCGGCTGATATTCCATCGGTTGCCAGTTTCGATCCTTATTGATGAACTGACCACGCACCGAGTTATAACGCTGATTGTATGGATAAGCCGTCGTAACGCTTAACCCGCCATCGATCAGGTCGTTATCGCCAAGCGTAAAAGCCGAGGACGACCACGCCCCTGCATACATACGCCACTTGCCGCCAGAGTAATAACAGACCCCTGCCATGGCTTGCGCGAGGACTTGGATATTTTCCTCGAAGCGATCGGTGGCAATCAGGATGACGTTACAGGTGTATCGTTTCTGCGTTGCGCTGCCCGGGATATTTACAAGTTCGTCACAGATGTCTGCGGCATCCATAACAAGGTCGTAATCGATTTTTTCATCGCTCTCGCCAAGCCCGAGTTTATTGTCGAGCAAGTAGTCAGCAAGGCAAAGAGCAGGATTCGTCGAGTAAGCCCAAGTCGTAGGATCATCCACACGCTGCGAGCCGCTGCCGCCTGTTCTCGTAGAGTCAAGGCGAGGATCGTAGACTTTTTTGCCTTGCACCAAGCAAGTAACTTCGGGCTTGCCGGTTTTATAGATCGTCTCGTCAAACTGGTAGGTCAGCGCGATATAGGCAACTCCGCGACCGCGATGGTTAGTTGTCCATTGAGTCGGGAATGTCTGCGAGAGTTTCCAATCTACGGTCTGCGTAATGGTTCCGACGTATCGACGAACCCATGCCTTACCGTTATAGGTTCCGGTCGTGACTTTGCCATCGTCGGTGCTGCCGGTGATTGCAGTAATCGTACCGATTGCGGCTCGATTAAAGTATACCGTGCCAAGTTGATTGCATTCGTGACCGGCAACGGCGAGGATTTGATGCAGGAATTCATTATTATTGCCAGAGGTCATCGGAGGAATGACGTTCATACCGGCGACTAGATTCTCTCCGTAAACAATACGACGAGGTTCTACCGTGCCGCTAAACTCCACATCGTTACGGGCCTTGCTGATCTTTGGTATGCCGATCAGAGAGAGCGTAATCTTATTCAGCGCGTAGAGACTGCCGCCGATAGCCGCAGTCGCGAAGAAAGTTCCGGCCACATAACCGGCAGCAACAGACCCTGTTGCATAGGCCGCAGCATACGCAACCGTACCGGCTACTTTTAAGATCGCGGAGAATACTGCTTGCGGCATTTATATTGTCCAGTAGCAAATGGTTTGTGATCTCGGCAAGTACACCACGCCGGATTCATAGACTGAGGCAATCGTACTGCCAACGCATATCCCAAGCGTCTCGCCTAATGCGCCTTCAAAAAGCACGACATCGCCACGTTGCGCGCGACCCGTTTTAGATTTGCCGAGATAACCGGAAATGGCTTTCTCCATTCCGCCTTCCTCGACTATGTATCGAATAGCAGAATCTTCGTCGTTATATTTCTCGGAGAGTTGCTCGGCAAAATTAGAATCGCACATCGCGTCGACGACCTTTGCAGAGAAAGAGCAGCAGTCGTTAC